CCCGACCATCTACAATGACCCCATCATCCCCCAAAACCCCGTAATCCGCATACCACGCCTTAACCCGGTAAGCCTTATAAAAGGCAAATTGAATTAAGGCATGGTGCGTAAGAGCTAACATTGCCCATGAGGACAATGCCCCCATAGGTTGACCAACAGCATAGAAAACAGCCTTGATCTTGTCTTTATCAAAGTCAAGATCACATGTTCGCAATATCTCCTTATTGGGTGCCACCTGATATGCTCTTTTAACAAGCAATTCAGACCAGTTTCTTGCAAACTGGGCAGAATCCGTAACCACCCCCTCCAGAATAACCTTTAAAAGGATCTCCTGGAGAGAGATGGGTAACCGATCTGTGGCAGCCGAAAGGTCGATAGAAGCGAATGTACGGCGTTTAGGCCGCAAGGCGAACTTCTTCTGTAGTCTACGTATAGGAGACATCTGATCGAAAGTACCGTCCTGAGGAAGTCCTCTCAAAATAGAGAAGATCCACTCATGGAGCGGTGCCATTAATCATTGTGTCCACGCGTCCACCATTGCAAAGACTCGGACTTTCCCGGCAGGCTCGATCTTAAAACCGAGCTTTCCAAGGAAACCCTCACCTTTGGGATAGGGACGAAGCGGCCCCTCGGGTCACACATACTTATTAGCAGTGTTATCCAAGAGGTCGCAATGAGCTAACGTAGCCATACGCAAACGCAGGTAAATAGCTGGTTTCCCCATAGCTTTAGAAAAGGCCTTAAAGGCCGCTGCTAATCTAGGCGTTCACATCAGAAGACGTGAAGCATAAATTAGACTTATACCAGAAGAGTTAACAAACTCTTTGGAATAACCCGGGTAATTAGCCGCAATTTCATGACGGCTCATACCAGGCAGCGACACTGTAGGACCAGACTTTAGTATGGGGAATAGGGACATCCGTCCAAGACTTGGTAGTTTACCTACCTGCCGGATCAGTTGAGGGAGGAAGACCTCCCTTATGAATGACTCTCACTCCTTATGAAAGAGTGACAAACTAGGACCAGTCGATACGATCGTACTAAGGGAAAGTTTCCCTCGGAACTCAAGTATTCGATACAGCCCTAGAAGAGTCATCCAAAGACGAATAGTCTTGATATCTCTATCTCGACTAATTCTCACCCTGACACCAGCAGGTATGATTAGAGGTAGGCCCGCCCTATTACGGGAAGGTCTAACCTTTAATTCTGCCAAATCGAGGACACGAAATCCTCCAACAACCTGTTGTAACAAGACCTGACTAGCTTTAAGGTAAATTACTAAACCTTTAAGCCCACTATGGGTTGACATCCTTCAACAAAAGAATGCAAACCCAGCTATCTGCCTTACGGCAGATTTGGAAGTCCGAGAGTGGATTGTTCGGGAATATTTTAATAATATCCCAACCATTCCACGGCCTCCATTTCTGGAGACCAGACCATTAATGGATTTGATCTTCGAGCTGATGACCTGTTCAAGCGTTAACATACGCTCTTTCAGGGCATCAGATCATCCTAGTCTCTCCGTTCTCACGGGAGACGCCAAGTTTATTTTAGTAAATGGAGAAGTTTTCTTCATAATTAATATTAAACTTGACTAATCTTACGACTAGCCCATTGCGTGGTTGGAGTCATCCAACCAGGAGTGTGACTAGAAGGGAGTGTCCACAGTACGAATGATTGTTAGTTATTCATACCTGACACTGCCACTGATTTAGGAACAAGATCTCACCACTAAACTCCCTTTCCCTTACGGGGGGGTAGGTCCTCGATTAGAGTACCGTAGTGGTTTAGAGTCTGAGCCGCTAGCACAAGGAATAATCCCCCTTGTCCTCGGCTCTACTCATCAATCATCAAGCACGTCTCACTTAAGATTCGTGACTTAGCCGCTTTCCTTCACGGGAGCGTGCAAAAGATGATCAAATCTTGGCGTTGGGCTTCACTCATCCCCTGGAGAGGGGAAGTTGCCTTCAGACCCAGATGCGCCCCGTAAAACGGGAGGCTCCTGAGCCATAAGACACGAGTGTTAACACACTTTGTGTAAATCTTGACTTGCGTCAAG